CTATTTTTACTTTAGGAGAACTACTATGAGTCTCTTTCCTGCTTCTGTTGAAATTGCTTTGGCCGGTATCCCGCGTGGCTACAAATCGCAGGTTTACCTGGTCGACCCGGTATACGGTAACGATAGCACACCGGGTACAAAGTGGAATGCTCCACTGAAAACCGTGCTAGCCGGTTATAACAAACTGGTGGATGGTCGAAATGATACGCTCTGTATCATCCCCAGTCCAACCCAGAATAATCTGGCAGCTTCCTTGGACTGGACGAAGAGTTATGCTCACATGGTTGGCCTGGGAGCCAATCTGCCAGGCATCGGCCAACGAGCCCGCATCACCAGCCTGACAACTGCCGCTCTGGTTTATACGATCGACTTCCAGGGAAACGCCTGCATGTTCAAGAATTTGAACATCCAGAACGAGTGCGTGGCTAACCAGAACTCTGGGGCTGCCATCGTCGAGGGAATGCGCAATTACTTCGAAAATGTCTTTATGTCAGGGATGATCTCCAGCGTTCCCGCAGCTCGGTCTGGATCTTATTCCGTGGCCGTACAGGGTCCGGAGAATTACTTCCTGAAGTGCGCCATTGGTGTAGCAACGATTTGCCGCACTCAGTCCAATGCCGAATTGTATCTGAGTGGTTCGAACTGTAAACGCAATTACTTCAATGACTGCAAGTTCACGTCTCAATCCGTCACGGCAGGTAAGCGATTGGTCGAGATTGCAGCGGCTACGGAAATCTGGGACATGACCTTCGAGAACTGTCTGTTCCATAACTTCCCAATGACCGCTGGTGGTGCAGCTGGAAGTAAGATCGATCATGCAATTGTGGACGGGGCCACAATGACACATCAGATCATATTCAAGGGCAAGAACGAGGTTGTTGGCTGCACGGCTGTGGCCGACGTTGTAACCTATATTTGGACAACCGAACCCGCACCCGCGGGCGTAGGCGCCCACATCGCCCTGGATAACCTGTCGACCTAATAGGTCAATCAACCCTATTAATCTAGGTTCGGGAGGATGAAAGTCCTCCCATAAGGAGTAACAAATATGACCGCAACAATCAATACTCAAACTGGGCGTGGATGCCTGGTCGTTGATTTCGTCGGTGAAGTCGCAACGGGCGCGCAGGGTTCAATCTTGAACCCTGAAGGCGTTCCATTGCTGATCACCCACGCGTACTGGTATCAACATGTCGCGGCGGGTGCAGCGGCAACGCTCCAGGTGGGCATCGGCACCCTCGCAGCCGCGTCCAGCGACATCATCAACGCGTTAGCAATCAACGCGACCGCCGGAACCGTTTGGAATGGCAAAGCGACGACTGATGCGTCCAAGGCCGCCTTGACCACCCCGGCGATTTGGACGCCCACAACGTATCTTAACTTTACCACCGCTGCCGCATCGGCTTTGGGAGCCGTCGGCAAGATGCTTGTCGAGTACATCCGTTTGACTTAGAGGTGACCCCATGACAGCGACTGCAGCTCAAATCGCTCAAGTAAGACGTATGACTAATGAACCGCTCACTACAACTTACAGTGACGCGGCCATAACTACGTTGATTGAGTCATATCCAGTCATGGACGAATTGGGCACGGAGCCGTATTACTGGAATTACACTACTACTCCGCCGTCCAAGGTAGCCAATATCGACTGGATACCGACTTATGATTTGAATGCAGCCGCTGCCGATGTATGGGCCGAGAAGGCGTCTGTCCTCAGCACCGACTTTGACTTTAACGCTGATGGCGGAAGCTACACTCGCTCCCAGGCATACGAGCAGGCCATGAAACAACAACGGCACTACGCGTCCAGGCGCGCGCCCACTACGATACGACTTCGACCAGCGCCGCGCCCCTCACCACTTTTGATCGACGAGGACTTGCCGTGAGGTGAAATGTGACCTACCAAATGGAACCGAAGATCAAGATCGGGCCTATTACTTATGATGTGGTTGAGGAACCTGGGCTTCTGGTAAATGAAAAGTTTGCCGGATGTATTCGCTACATCGATTGTAAGATTGCGATTGATGTCAATATGTCTCCCCAGGCCAAACGGAAAACCCTCTGGCATGAGATCGTGCATGCCATTCTGACCGAGGCCGGATATAGCAAGCAGAAAGAATCAATGGTGGATGCCCTGACTTATGGCATCATGGGTGTCTTGCTTGATAATCCCTGGCTGATGAATATAGGTTAGGAGGTTGCCGTGCCCTACCCCAACGAGCATTCAGGTCGAGTGCGAAGTCCGGACAGCTTCCGGCCAGATTCATTTCGCAGGAAGAACGTTGCCCCTGGTGTCGACATCATCATGGGGAAGCTAAAAGGTGAGGACGCGATGACTGTTCAGGCATACCGATTCGACCGGAGTAAGTTTACGCCCGCCGAAGCCAGGAAATGGTTGAAGGAGCATGATATTACGATCATCTCTTTCGAACCTGCCAGTAACGAAGAAATGAATCAGAACATCCGAAAGAAGGCTGGACGATGAGACCTCTTCAGGCTGCCGAATTGGCTTTTATGCAGGCTGTTCAAGTTTCAGCAATGATGGATATGTGCGTAATACAAACATATACGTCCACATTCGACACTTACGGCGCCCCCGTTATCACTTTTACGGACGGCGCGCCCATCGCCTGCGGGTTCGATCCCACGGGCGGGCGAAAAAACTGGCGTGCGGATCTAACTGCCTTGCATGTGGATTCGACTGTACGATTGCCACTGGAAACGGCGGTAAATGCCAAAGACCGAATAAAGATTATAAAGCGTTTCGGGGTGTGGCTGAGTACGCCCCTGGTATTCGACGTGCAGGGCAATTCGCAGCGAGGTCCGTCTGGTTTGGTCTTGGAGCTGGCTAAGGTGACGTTATGACCGATAGTATGACGGTAACTACCACGGGCCTGAATGAGTTCAAAGCCATGCTGGCTAAACTTGGCGCAGTCGGAGATGCGATCGCTATAGATGCTATGGAAGCCGGAGCTCGCGTCGTCGAAATCTACGCCCAGAATAACGTCAGGACGCTGCTTAACAAGCATCCTACTGGCAATCTGGTCAACAGTATCGGAGTGCGGCGGGAGGGCAAGGATGTTCTGGTTGGCGTGTGGGGCGTAGTGTACGCCAAGATACACGAGTTTGGCGGCGTGATCGTGCCTATCAAGGCTCACGCTTTACGGTTTCAAATAGGCGGCCAGTGGGTAACTACGAAGATCGTTCACATGCCGGCTCGCCCTTATCTCCGGCCGGCGGTCAACGAGCACATGCCGGAAATCAATGCGGCAATAGCTGCAGCCGCACGTGGATTGATAGAGAAGGTGTGGCATGGATAGCGACCAGGCATTGAGAGCTAAGTTGGCCGCCACCGATGGAATTACGGCGTTGTGTTCGGCTCGTATCTATCCCATCGACCTGCCGCAAGATACGACCTTGCCTGCCGTGACATACCAGATCATCAGTGCAGTTATCGAGTCGATCCACGATGAAGCAGTTACTTCGGGTCTGGCTCATGTTGTCTACCAGGTCGATGCCTGGGCAGCCACATACTCTGCGGCAGTGACTCTCGCTCGCCAGATTCATTTGGCGTTACATACTTTCCGAGGCGCAATAGCGCTCGGAACAGAAACGTTCGCAGTTCTGATATGTTTGCGGACTGCGAAAAGACCAAACAAAGATCCAGAAGTAGGACTGTACTGGATCAGTCAAGATTATGAAATTTGGTATCGCGAATAAAGGAGTAATACGATGGCAGTTTTAGCATTAACCCCTTATCAAATGCCTTTGAAGTACCCCGTACTTCAACCGGCAGCAAATAGCCTGGATGTTGTGTTTACTGCAGCTGGTGCAAGCTTCGCCGACGGCGCGGAGTTCACCCTGACCGGGCGTGACATCATCCTCATCGGCGGTGGAGCTGCTGGCGGCACTATCACCATCAACAGTGTCGCCGATGGCAACAATCGCTCGGGCGATATCACCGCCTATGCGGTAGGCGTGAATGAATTCGCTCTGCTCCCGCGTTTCCAGCTCCCCGGCTGGGCGCAAACCAATGGCAAGCTGCTCATGCACGCTTCTGTGGCCACCATTACGTTCCTTGTCATCCATCTGGACGACAACTAAAAAATATTTGAAGGAGAAATACTATGGTAACTGAAGCGCTTGCTTCTTTTGGTACTCTCTTGAAGCGTGGCAATGGCGGCAGTCCGACCGAAACCTTTACTACCGTCGCCGAAGTCATGGACATTGGCGGCCTCTCTCTGGAAAGTGCGATGGCGGATGTCACCAGTCAACTGGCTACCGGCGGATACGAAGAATCTGTGCCTACGACCAAGAAAGTCGGTCCGGTCACGTTCAAACTCAACTTCGTGCCCACCAATACCACCCAGAGTTACGCGGCAGGTCTCATCAAAGACTACGACGACCAAACTCTGCGCCACTTTCAGGTCGTCTTCCCGGACGCCGGGAGCACCACCTGGGCTTTCTCGGCCTACGTTAGCAAAGTCGATATTGCCGCTCCGGTGAAAGGCGTGTTGACAGGCGACGTAACCCTGACTATTTCAGGTGCGCCTACTCTGGTGTAAGAGGCTGTCTATGCTCACTAGAGACGAAATTTTGTCCGTGTCCGACCTTCCCACTCAGGAAATCGAAGTGCCTGAGTGGGGAGGTGCCGTCTTCGTCCGCGGTCTATCCGGTCGGGAACGGGACGAATACGAGCTGTCCATGATCTCTATGCGCGGTGGAAGCCCGTCATTATCGATGTTCAACGCTCGCGCCAAGTTAGTACAGTTGGGCTGCGTAGACGCAGACGGCAAACAGCTTTTTTCCAAGAGTGATGTCGCCGCCCTCGGCAAGAAGAATGCCACTGCCCTGGATAGAGTTTACAATGTTATCCGCCAGTTGTCTGGTCTCTCTACTGAGGATGTAAAAGAACTTGCCTCAAATTTTATGAACACCCTGAGCGTCGATTCTACTTCCGATTAGCGCATCACCTTGGAATGACGGTCGGGGAGCTGCTCGATCGGATTAGCAGCCGTGAACTTACTGAGTGGCTGATTTTCGACAAGCACGAGCCCATTGGCGACGCTCGAATGGATGTGTTGTTTGCTTTATTAGACAGCATCCTGGCCAATGTAAATCGAAACCCAGTTGTCAGGAAAGAACCGTATTCGATGTCCGACTTTCTTCCGGACT